GATGACAATGGCTAAAAAGCACTCAACAAGTGTTTGGATAATTTTGTGTTTCATATTGCCTCGCAAGTGTAAAAATCTTTTTTTGCTTCCGCAGTCAAGCGCAGATATTCATCGTGTGGAATGTCGTAAGTAACGTCTTTGTCGTTTGCAAAAACAAACACATCGAACATTTCTTTGTAGTCAGGTGCGTGGGGGTAATTGATTTCTTCAGGTAGATGGTCATAACCGACTGTTACGACTTCAACTGTTTCGCCATTGTCGTAAGACACTACGTCTTGAAAATTGTGTTGCAGATTGTGTTTCATAAGTTTCCTAAATAGACCCCAAGAAGTTCAGGGCATGACGTTATTGTATAGATTTCTATACGCCATTCAAGACTTTTATAAAAATATTTTTAAGTGTTGTATTTTTGCAAATGGCTAAATGTTTATTTTGCTATACTTTGAAAATGGACAAACAAAAAGCTATCACATTGGCTGGCTCACAGAGTGAGCTTGCTAGGATATTGGGCATCACCAGAGCAGCGGTACATAACTGGAAAACCATCCCAACTGGCCGACTCTATCAATTGATGGTGTTGCGTCCTGATTGGTTTATCGAGTAAGATTGTTTGAAACACGGCTAGAAACGGATTGATCCCCGTTTTGAAAAGGGTTACCACTTCTCCCCTGCCGCAGTTTCTTTTAAGTGGTTTTTAAGTGGAAAAAATGCACTATTACCAATTCAATATTGGTGACTATCAAAGTCACACATCACACCTTGATCCTCTTGAGGATTTGGCATATCGCAGAATGCTAGATTGGTGTTATTTACACGAAAAACCTTTACCCAAATCACCAGCCGACATAGGCCGTTTGATTCGTTTACGGGATGAAATTGTTGTTATCCAAAACGTGTTAAATGAGTTTTTTATTGAAGTTGAACTTGGATACTGGTCTGACAGAATCGGTAAAGAAATCGAGCATTTCAGATCAAAAATTGAACAAGCGTCTAGGGCGGGTAAAGCATCCGCTGAACGTAGGTTAAACACCCGTTCAACGGACGTTCAACTAACCAATAACCAAGAACCAATAACCAATAACCATAAACCAATAGATATAGATGCTTACGCATCTTTGTCGGCAGAAGGTCTGCCAACTTGCCCCCATCAAGAAATTTTATTGCTTTACAAAAAGCATTTACCGCATTTAACTCAGCCAAGGGTTTGGGAAGGCACACGCCAAGTAAATCTAAAACAACGTTGGAGACAAGCTGCTAAACCATCAAATTATTCGCCTAAAGGCTACAAAACTTTAGACGAAGGTTTAGCCTGGTGGGATTCATTTTTTGGTTACATTGCGAATGATTCCTCTTTGGCTCAAGGTTTTCGAACAAAGGACAGAACTTGGCAGCCTGACCTTGAATGGATTGTTAATGCCACAAATTTTGCAAAAATTATTGACGGGAAATATTCAAAATGACATTTGCTAAACCAGCCCCAAAAGAAAAAGACGAAAAAGAACACGATCCTTGGTGTTCTGTTGATGGATGTAGAAACATTTGGGCTGTCCGACAGGATGGCGATAAACAAAAATGCTCTTACCATCAATGGTGCAATGATGCTCCCAAAAAGAAACGTAGTTTTTCTGACTTGCCCGAATTAAAAGTCAAAACTGTCGCGCAGTGGTATGACGAAAAAGAGATTTTTTAATGTCATGGTTGATAAGCAAAGCCTTAATGAACTCGCTTTGTTCGCAGGAGCTGGCGGTGGAATCCTTGGTGGACACTTGCTTGGATGGCGAACAGTCTGTGCAGTCGAGTGGGAACAATACCCAGCAAGCGTATTGTGCGCCCGACAAAATGACGGGCTTCTCCCGCCTTTCCCGATTTGGGATGACGTACAAAGTTTTCGAGGAGAACCGTGGCGAGGAATTGTTGACGTTGTATCTGGAGGCTTTCCATGCACCGATATTTCTGCAGCAGGAAAAGGCGCAGGAATTGATGGAGAAGCCTCTGGAATGTGGCGAGAAATGGCAAGGATCATTCACGAAGTACGACCAGGATATGTCTTTGTGGAGAACTCACCAATGCTCACTTCTAGGGGACTTGGACGAGTTCTTGGAGACTTGGCCGCAATGGGGTTTGATGCGAGATGGGGAGTGTTGGGAGCAGCGGACGTTGGAGCGCCACATCAGAGGGACAGGATTTGGATTGTCGCCAAATGGCGTGGACACCTTTCACACACCCAATACAACAGGATTGGACGGTGGGAGCAACAGCAGAAAAGCATTAAAACAACGCATCGACAAGTGGCCAACCCCAACATCATCGGATTGGATGAGTCCAAAACAAAACGGGATCGAACTAACAAACAACAGATTTGTCAGAACCAGCTTGACTACGGGAACGAAATTCGGGGCAAAACTATCGGATGCGGTCAACTTGGAAATGAAAAAGAATTGGCCAACCCCACAAGTATCGGATTCCAAGGACAGGGACAATCTGAGCAATCCATCAATTCAAAGGCGTATGGAGATTGGGAAACAAGTCAATCTGCAAATGTGTGTGAGTCAAACTTCTGGGCAACTGAACCCAACGTGGGTAGAGTGGTTAATGGGATGGCCTCAAGGGTGGACAGAATTAAAGCCCTCGGAAATGGACAAGTCCCCCTCTGCGCTGCTACCGCATGGAGAATCTTGAATGACTTTTAATTGGCCAACAAATGACTCCGAAAGAATTAGAACACTTCAAGGACTGCGAAGCCCGCGAGTGGACGAGGCGGTACAAGGCCAAGAAATCGACGATTGGCTCAAAGAAAGCGTTGCTTTGGTGGCAGGGAGTGTTGCTGGACTTGCAGCGAATCAGAGGCGAGTCCGCTACTTTGGATTTGAGACAACGCATGAACAGGATTCAAAATGAGACGAGCAGCAAGGGTTGACGCAAACCAAAACCAAATAGTTTCAGCATTAAGAGCCGCTGGTGCTTATGTATGGATTATTGGGCTTCCCGTTGACCTTCTAGTTGGCTACAAGGGTCACAGTTTTTTAGTGGAGATCAAAACAGACTCTAAAAAGCGTTTAACGGCTCTACAAGCCGATTTCTTTGAAAACTGGTCTGGTAGTACCTTGGCGAGAATAGATTGCCCTGAAGCCGCTTTACGCATGATTGGAGTGGTCAAATGAAAGCGCCTTACAAAGCTATTGAATTTATCCTTGAACAAGCCCCAAAATTTGCTGTTGCTAAATCACAACGCATATACCTTGAGGAGTTTCGCAAGACCAAAAAGGCTTTGCTTATGAAAGACGCAATGACCAAAGGTTTTGATTCTGCCGTGGCACAAGAGCGTGAAGCCTATGCACACCCTGAATACCAAGAACTTTTACAAGGACTGGCTGCGGCAATAGAGCAAGAGGAAACGCTGAAATGGAAACTTACAGCCGCCCAAATAAAGTCAGATATATGGCGCTCAGAGCAAGCTAGTGAGCGTTTAGGCGTAAAAACAACGGAATAACAATGATCCACTATCACGGTTTACCAATCACTCCCGCAACGGTAGCAGTTAAGGCAATAGAAAATGGTCATGCGTTTGTGTCGTTTGCACATTCTGATCAACTATCGATAGCCATAGAAGTCTGCCAATCGTTTGCAATAGACAATGGTGCGTTTTCAGCCTGGCGATCTGGCAACCCAATTAAAGATTGGCAACCCTTTTATGATTGGGCGCTGAACTTAAAAAAAGTCCCATCGTGCGACTTTGCGGTCATTCCTGATGTGATTGACGGTAATGAAGCTGACAACGATGCGTTGCTAAAAGATTGTCCACTTCCCTTATGGTTTGGCGCACCAGTTTGGCATATGCACGAATCCCTTGAACGCCTTGAACAACTAACCAACACATATGTACGGGTTTGCATTGGTAGTTCAGGCGAGTTTGCAAGCGTTGGAACGGCACATTGGTGGGTCAAAATGAGCCAGGCCATGCGTGTTATTTGTGATGATATGGGCAGACCCGCTTGTAAATTACATG